GAGATACAAGAAAAAATACAAGAAAAAATACAAGAAGAGATACAAGAAGAGATACAAGAAGCTAAACAAGAAGAGATACAAGAAACCAAAAAAGAAATAATAAAAGAATTTAAAGAAGAGATAAAAACAAAAGATATTGAAGACTTACAAACACAAATAAAACAAAAAATAGAATCAGAGTATACTACTTTTACAGAACTACAAAACCTTAAAATAAAATCAGAGATACTAAAAACATACGCAGTGTCTCAAAGTGAAGAGCTAAAATATCAGCAGTTAAAAAATAATTTATTTGACAAAAGCGAAATATTAAAAATATATTCATATGTATTAAATAATATTAGAAACAGTTTATTCAATTTATCAAATAATTATGCAGTTTCGCTTGAAGGACTAAACAAAAAGCAGATAAAAGAATATGTCGACTTAGATATTAACAAAATTCTAGAAGAGCTTTATAGCTTAAAAAATAAATTTTAATGAACGCTATTAATTTAACAAGTAAAGAAAAAGATATACTAAAAGAGTTATTTAAAGAATTAAAGCCCAAACCAAAAATAGACGTTTTAGAATTTTCAAAAAAATATGGTATTTTAAGTGCCGAGAATAGTGCCATCACAGGTAGATTTACACCTATAAAATACCAAGAAGATATTTTGTTAGATGGTTCAAACAGTGATATAGATTTGTTAGTATTTATGAAGTCAACGCGTGTAGGTTATACTACTATCTTAAAGTTTATAATAGCTTATCATATTGCCGAGAACCCTTGCCCACAATTGATATTTCAACCATCAGATAAAAAGGCAAATGAATTTTCTAAAAAAGAGCTAGAACCTTTGATAAGAGCTATGAAGATAGTATCAAGTAAGTTAATAAAATCAAGACAAGACAATACACAAAACTATAAGCGTTACGTGGGGGGGTTTATATCTTCACTCGGAGGACAAACGCCAAACAACTATGCATCAGCAACAGCCAAAATTGTAATGGGTGATGAGTATGATAGATTCCCTCACGATGTAGGAAAAGAGGGAGACCCCGCCGAGCTTATGGAAAAGCGAATGGAGAGTTTTTGGGATGGTAAGTTAATACTTGGAAGCACTCCAACAGGCGAAGATTCAAAAATAAATAAACAATTTAAACGTACAGATATGATGTACAGGTACGTACCTTGTCCCTATTGTGGAAGCTATCAAATAATAGAATTTAAAAACATTCAATGGGACAAAGAAGTTCGTCAAGGAGTATATACAGAACTACCACACACAGCTAAATTAAAGTGTATATCTTGTGCTAAGATGATAGACCACAAAGAAAAACGACAAATGGACAGCAAAGGACAATGGAGGCAGACTCAAGTATTTTTTTGTTGTGATGAATGGCAAGACCCCAAAATTACTTTAAGTTGGAAAAATTTGAAACTGGATGGAGAACAGGACAAAAAAGGTTATGCAGTATGTTATAAATGTAATAAACCATCTGAATACAACATATTAAATAAAAGAAAAAGAGGTTATCACATAAACGCGTGTTATTCATTCCAACCAAATTCGACTTGGCAAACTCTTGCAACTAAATTCATTGAAGCAAAAGGCAACGAAGAGAAAATGAGAACCTTCAAAAACACGTGGTTAGGTGAAATTTTTGAGCAAAAAAGGATTAAGCTATCTAATAACAAGCTATTATCACAAACAGAAAATTACACAAAAGTACCTTTAGACCAAGAAGTATTGATTATGAGTGTAGACACACAAAAGACTTGGTTACAATGGACAGTGAAAGCGTGGTGTAAGGGTGAAACTTCTTATGGAATTGCACAAGGTAAAATTGAAGGAGACACCTCGCAAAGATTTGTCTGGGATAAACTTTATGATATATCTAATATTAAATATACACTTCAAGATAACACCGAAACGTGTGTATACTTATGTTTAATAGATAGTGGAGGTATTGGAAGCACTACAGAAACAGTTTATAATTTTGTTTTAAGGGAAGAGTGCCTAAATTCACCTACCACAACATATCTTGCAATTAAAGGTGAAGGAAACAAAACAGAAGACAATTCAGTGCGTGAGATAATAACAGAGAGTAAAAACAAAAATGTAAACGCACCTTTATTCTTAATAGCAGTCAATAAATGTAAAGACATTATATATGATAGATTAAAATTAAAAAAAGATGATTTTGGCTATATGCACTACAATAAAAATTTTGACGAAGAGTATTTTAAGCAATTAACGAGCGAAGAGATAAAATTTACAAAAAACAAAAGAGGATATCTAGTGCAAGAGTATGTCAAAACAAGAGATAGGAACGAAGCTTTAGATTTAGAAGTTTATAACTTAGCAGGAATAAAATTATTACAAAAACAAATTCCTGATGAAATAGATTTAAGTATTTAAATAACATTAAGAATAAATTAAGAATATATAATATATAATTATATATATAAAAAATAAAGGATTAGAAAATGGAAGTAACAATAGATTTAGTTAATATTTTATGTTTTGGCTTAGTTGGTTCAATAATTTTTTTAATAGTAAAAAGTATAATTAATGATTAAGTTAAAAAAACTTTTTATAAAGCTTGATAAAAAATTTTATCAATTAGGTAAATTTTTATTCTTAAAATATTAAGAATACATTAAGTATATATAGTATATAATTATATATATAAATTAATTAAAGGATTAGAAAATGACTTTAACGCTTACAGCTACTGAAGATACGCTCATCACGATGCATCTTTGTACTGCGTTTCTAATATCATTTATATTGTGTGCTTATATTCTTTTGCTATATTTGAATAAAGGGAATAAACGCATTCTTCGTGAGTTTATCTTTTTTTGTATATACTGTATTTTTTTTGGGGCTTATATGATTTTTGTTTATTCTTAAAATATTAAGAATATATTAAGCATATATAATATATAATTATATATATATAAATTAATTAAAGGATTAAAAGATGATTGAAGCTTTAGATTTTTCTATAAAAACTTATGTTTTATTTACAATTTTATTTTTATTGTTTATTTTTATTCCCCAAGCACATCGCGAAGACAATAGTTTTTTTTTCGCTATATTTAAATTTTATTTTGTAATAATTCCAGTGATGATTGCTTGTGCTGGAGTTTTTGGTTTTTTTGCAGGACCTATTTTTGCTTTTGCTGGAATTTTTTTAGCTGAGGCGTTATGGGTTACATGTTTGTATTTGTATTGTTTTTGTTTATACTTATTTTTAAGAATTTGCGAATTAAGAAACTGGAATTATAAACAATGGTAATATTTAAATTAAAGGATTAAGTGATGATTAAAAATCTATATATTGAACTACAAGATATAATCGGCCAAGAGATATTAGCGTGTGCTTTGTTTATAATTTTATTTTTATTGTTTGTTTATATTCCTCAAGTTTTTTGTCGTGATCAAAGTTTTGTTCTCGCTATATTTAAATTTTATTTTGTGATAATTCCAATTTGTTTTGTGTTTGCAGGTATTTTGGACTTTTTATTCTTTAGAAGTTATGATAATGTCTTTAGATTCTTTTATTAACTCTTGTTCAAAATCATAACTATTATAATTATTTGTTTATTCTTAAAATATTAAGAATACATTAAGTATATATAATATATAATTATATATATAAATTAAAGGATTAAAAGATGAATAATTTTTTTGAAATAGTATTAAAAAAAGTTAAAACAAAAGTTTTAATTAGAGTTTTTTTATTTACAATGTTTTTATTTATAGTTTTATATAATATTATTGATGATAATAAAACTGTATCATGTTGTTTTAAATAATGTTTTATTAATTAATTGACTTTTAATTAATTTTATGTTAAGGTATACATAAATTTAATTGCAAGGTAATTAATGCAAAAAACGGCAGAAGATATATTAGCTGAATCTTTAGGAATAACACCATATCAAAACGCTTTAAATAATTTTCAAATATGGTATGAAGCTATGCAATCTTTAAGCACTTCAAAATCATATAAAATTAGCAGTGGTGCTGGTGCAGGTAGAGAATTAACAAGGCAAGATTTTAATACAGTTCAAGATAATTATAATTTTTGGAAGAGAGAAGTAGAAAGATTATCTGATAATTTAGATAGTCAAGCACCTAAATTTCATGAAGTTAAAACAGTAGATAATGAATATTATGTTTAATAATTTACAAGATAGATTTAAAAATATTTTTAGAAATAATAATTATATTGATGATGATTATGATATAACAAGTCACGACAATAATTTTTCAATTGGAAGCAATACAACCGCGGAAGAAGACATAAGAAACTTAGAACAAGCTAGAGATACTTCGCGACTATATGCTAAGAACAACGGATTTGTAAAAGGTTTATTAAGGTCGTCTAGAGACTATGTAATTGGCACAGGTTTAAAAGCTAAAAGTAATTTATCAAGAAAACATTTTAAAAATTTAACAGAATCACAATTAAAAAATATAGAAGACAATATAAACAATTATTTTAACAAATGGGCTTTATCAAAAAACAGTGATATAACACAAAATAATAATTTTTATTTACAACAAAGATTGGCTTATTTTACTTATAAGCGTGATGGAGATGTATTTGCTACATTGCCACTTTTAAGAAATGAAATTAATTTAAGATTAATACCGCCCGAATATTTAACATATGATAGCGCTGATGGTTTTATTCAAGGAATAAGAACAAATCAGTACGGACGACCCGTAGAGTACGCTATAAATAAAAGTGAAGATGGCTTAGATGATTTTATAATACTAAGAAATTCAATTAATAAACAAAATGTTTTACATTTATTTGATAGCGAGAGAATAAATTCCTTGAGAGGTATGCCTTTTACAACTGAAATAATAAGAGACTGCGTTTATATTGATGATTATATGAAATCAGAACTTCAAGCCTCACAAATAGCATCAAAATTTATTGGTATAATTAAAACAAAATCAAATGGAAATATTTTTGAAACAAAAAAAACAAATTTATTAAAAAATAATTTAGGAAACACAGAAACAAATCTTAAGAAACAAGATAGAACATTTAAGCATAATACAATAACACAACTTAAACCTGATGAAGAATTAGATATTATCAATAAAGGCCGTGATAATCCTAATTTTGATAAAATTGTAAATACTTCATTACAAAAAGTATCTTCTTGTACTAGAATACCCATAGAAATCATATTAACAGTCTTTACTTCATCATATAGTGCATCACGTGCGTCTATGTTATTGTTAGAAAAATTTATTAAACCTGAGCGAGAAATATTTAACGCTAAATTTAATAATCCAATTAGAAACCAAGTGATAGAATGGGGTGTACTTAAAGGTGACTTAAATATACCTGATTTTTTTAACAATAAAGATGAGTATTTAAATTGTGAGTGGTTAGGTGATGCACAAGGAAGCGTTGATCCAGTAAAAGATGCTAAAGCTAAAGTTACATTAATAGATAACAATTTAACAACCCGCGAAAAAGCGACAAGAGACTTAGGTAACGGTGATTTTGAAGCAAACGCAAAACAATTAGAAAAAGAAAGAGACATATTAAAACAAAATAATCTAATTTTTGATGAGGTACAAAAATGATAATTAAAATAGACGATGAAATAGGTTCGTGGGGTTTAAGTTCAAAAGAATTTAAAACACAAATACAAAACGCAAAAGATGATATAATTTTAGAATTAAACACTGCAGGTGGTTCGGTATATGATGGACTGGAAATACATAACACTATTAAGAATTATACAAAAGGTAAAGTAACGGCACGTTTAGGTGCTTTGTGTGCCTCAATTGGTACAGTAATTGCTTTGGGTTGTGATGAAGTAGAAGCACACGAAAACACTACTTTTATGATACATAACGCTTTAACTGCGTCTTATGGAAATCATAACGATTTAAGAAAAGATGCAGACGTATTAGAAGGTTTAAGTAACATAATAGCTAATGTATATGTAAACAAAACAAACAAAAGTATAAAAGATATTAAAAAATTAATGAATGATGAAAGTTATTTTTTTGGTAATGAAATACTAGATAATAATTTTATTGATAGAATAATATCAAAAGAAGATGATAAAAAAGAATATAACAAAGACAATTTAATAGCATATTCTAAAACAAAAATACAAAACTGTATAAAAAATATAAAAGAAAACAATGAAGTAACTAATGATAAATTAGTTGCTATCTTAAAAAAAGGAGATTTTGAATCTAAAATTTTTAACGATGCAAAAATTACAAAAGGAGACAATATGTCGCAAGAAAAAGTTGAGATAGTAAACACTGATAAAATTGTAAAAGATGAAGTCAGTAAAGCTATATCAGAAGACAGAGAAAGAATGGCTAAAATACAAGTTTTAGAATGTCAAAATTCTTTAAAAGTTGAAGCTATAAAAAGCGGTGTAAGTGCAGAGTCACTTGCTTATAATTTAATGATTAAAAATCAAAAAAAAGAAGCTTTAAAAATTGAAGCTATAAAAAAAGATTATGTAGAATCAGAAAAACAAGATATAACAATACAAAATGTCGTTAATGAATCTTCTAAAGAAGATAAAGAAGATCAAGAAATATTTAACTACATAAATAATAAGGAGAAGTAATGTCAAATAGAAATATTGAGTATCACAATTTAGTATCAAATATAACAGATACAGTGTCTGTAACATTGAAACAAAGCGTTACACCATACACTGCTGGTATGATAGTTGTTAATCAAGATGATAACAAATATCATAATGATTTAATTGTATTATCAGGAGCAGCAGCAAGTACACCTCAAGTTAGCTATGATGAGCAAAATGTGTATGTATTAGTTGAAGATGTAGACGCTTCAGCAGGAGACGTTTTGGCAGTAGCATATTCTGGAACTTTTAACAGAAGTAAAATAACTTTTAAGTCACCACAAATAGAAGCTAACGTAAAAGGAATTTTACAAGCTAAAAGTATTATATTAAAAGATTGGGGAGTATAAAAATGAGTAATATAACGAATTCAATTTTGCTTGATGGAAAGAAATTTTTTGGAACTTCATTAGAAAAAATTCAACCAAAAACAAAATTTTTTACAAGTTTATTTAAAGACAAGCAAATCATAGAAGATGAGATTATACAACTAGATACAAGAGTTGTTAAAAATAAAATAGTAAGCTATGTTAATCCTGATATAGAAGCTAAAAGTAGTAGCGTTGAAGGTTTTACAACAGATTTATTTAAACTACCAACAATTAAAGATATGAAACATATAACAAGACAAATGTTGATGATGAGAGGTTTTGGATATCATAATTATGATTCTAGTGTATCAAACAAAAAGAAATTAGTTGACATGATAACTGATATACAAAAAAAGCAAATAGATTTATTTGACACAAAAGTAGAGGTTGGAGCAATTGATGCTTATTTCAACGGTAAGCTTAGCGTTATAGGTGAAGGTGAAAACAGAGAATTATTATTCAATAGAGATAACAGCTTATCACCTATATTAACAGGAAACGCCGTTTGGGGTGGTTCAACTGCTAATATATCAAGCAATATCTCTTCGTGGATTACTTTATTGAACAACCAAGGTTCAAATCCTACGCACTTAATAGCTAGATCTGAAATTATTGATTTAATGTTTGAAGATTCAAAAGTAAAAGAAGAGATAAAAACCGATTCAGGTTTTAATTTTGGTTATGGTGACTATAATTATTTTGGTGACGGTGTTACTTTTAGAGGAATCTATAAAAATATAATTTTGTTAGCATATTCAGGTGTATATACTGATGAAACTGGAGCTACACAACAAGCAGTGCCGACAAATAAAGTAGTTCTTTTAGATGAGAATAACGCTAACCAAGAATATTTTGGAAATAACAATCAAGAAATGTTTTTGACTGCAGGTGACTTTAAAAAGACAAATAGAAATTTTTATTCTTATTTTGACAGAACTAGTACATTTCAATTAGGTTTAGGTGCTTTTCAAACAAGAGCATGTATAATGAATGATGCTAACAGTTCGTTAGTAGCGACAGTTTTATAATGTTTAAAATAAAAACTTACAAAGTGCTTAATTGCACTCTGTATGCGGATAACAATAAAATTTTAAAAAAAGATGATATTTTTGTTTTAAATAAAGATATTAAAATAAATAAAGAACAACTTCAAAGACTTATAGATGATAAAAAGATTATTTATTTAAAAGAAAGTGAAGAGAATACAAAAGTTAATGATATTCCAAAAGACGCGTCTCTTGGTGACAGAAAGTAATAAAAAATAATGAATTTTAAACAACAACTACGAGATGATTTTGATGCTATGTTAGATAAAAATAATTTTGGAGTTAGTTGTTTAAATACACGTACAAATTTAAGTTTTGATGTTATCTTTAATGATATCTATACTAGTATTAACGACGAAGGCTTACCTATAACTGAAAATATACCCATTATAAATACTAAAGATACAAATGATATAAAACAAAATGATGTTTTAACAATAGATAATAAAAATTATATTGTTTTTGAGGTTCAACACGATGGTATATCTGGACTTGATATAAGATTAAAATATGCTTAAAAAAACAGCTATAAGACAAAATATTGTTAAACTTTTAAAAGATAATATACCTATTTTAGAAAATAGAGTCTATGGTGGGCGTGTTTTACCTTACTCTAAAGACGAGTTATACCCTTTTATCACCGTTTATAACAAAACAGATGACGTCGAAGAGTATTATACAGACCACACTTTAAGAAATAATGATATAAATATAGTAGTTGTTAACAAATATAATTCTAGCAATGATTTATTAAACTATGATTTTGACAAATCAATAGAAGATATACAATTGTTAGTAGAGAGTGTATTTGATAGAATATTAAGTATTTCTAATCTAGAAAACGACCCTTTTAAATTAGTTGATGAGATTATTTATGTATCAAGTACTACAAGCGATAATGTAGAATCTGGTAATAATATAGGGCAATCCATTTTAACATATAATGTTAAATACAAAGTAGAACATTCATTAAAAGTATCATCATTAGTTGATTTAGATATAGAAGCAACTAAACAAAATTTAGATATAATAGAATTAAGACCTCTACAAGGATAAAAAAATGGTACATATAATACCAAAAAAAGATAAAATAGTAATTAATCCAATAACAGATAAAAAATTAACAAAAAAGGGAACATTTGTTAATTTAACGACTTATTGGAAAAATAGAC